GTGCTGTTCTTTTACTTCTTTAACCCCGCCTTTTTCATCATGCTGTCAAGAGTACCTTTAGGTATCTCTTTGGCTGGATGTCTGCCTACAGGGATAAAGTAGTCAAAGTCGGGATGAACATACTTGTGATGTTTCTTTCCCTTTTCGATTGTCCAGCCTGCTGACTCAATCAATTTGTAAAACTCTGAAAACTTCATAAATCAAAGAACTTTTAATTGACAATGCAAAGGTAACATTTTCGTTACTATTAAGCAAGCTTTGTAACGTAAAAAAGTAACGTTTCTGTTGCTTTTTAACATTCTAATAGAGCCATATCTATTTCTTGTTTCTTCTTCTGCGTGAAGCCATATCCTTGCCTTTCACCTTCGTGACTTTTGTCCCGGTTACAGTATGAAGCTTGTCACGCTGCATTAATACTAAATTCCTGTATGGTATCTCATAGACCACTTCCCGGTATGACAGATGCAGATTTTCCATGAACGATGCAATCTGTCCCAAGAGAGTATCATTTCCTACGACCTCGGTTTCGCTGCCAGCAGACTTACGTTCCTCGCCAAGCTGACAGCTTTGAGAAAAACCTTTGAGTCAATCATAGAGAGTGCTTCATCTAAAGCATTTACGTTTTCTTCGTATGTTCCTTTGGCTAACTCTTCACTCAAGTTTTCGTCACCAGCTATCAGCCAGGAGAGAGCCTTGCTGTAAGCCTCGCTTTCTCCAAGGGAGAGAAGCACTTCTTTCAAATTGTCTGCTTCTTGTACGCCTGACAAATGGGAGATTGCCCCGGCCAGCTTGTGGATAGTAGGAGGGTAGACCGTGTAGGCTTTCCCAGCGACAAACACCGTTCTGAAATCACTTCCGATAATGGATTCAGTTACTATTTTTGCTCCTTGATTCATTCTGATAAAAGATAAAAATTAAGGGGTGAAGCCATAAAGCCCACCCCTGTTATGGAATTCAATCTCTACCTATTGGATAGGCATTAAGCACCTGCTTTTACTTCAGATGAGTCAAACCAGTATTCCGGTGCAACTTCTGCATTTTGTGGTTCCAGTTCCACCGCACTTACAGGAATACCGACAGCCTTGTCTGTTGTGGCTTCACGTGCACCGATGTCAGCACGGGGAATCACACAATACTGGTCATCGTCAGTCAAAGCGACAAGTAACTTCTCAATGTTTACCTTGCCTCTTGCTCGTTTCCAACCCTTATCAGTGTTAATTACATCACCACCCATGAGGTCTTTCTTGGTCGGATAGTCGTACTCACCAATGGTGAAGTTCACGGTTACATCGCCCATTTCCTTATCACTACGATAAGTCTGACCGGTAAGCTGGTTCTTGTAGTTAGTGCGGCTTGCTTCCGCTTCTTCAAGTGTCCATGTATCCTGATGGATATTCTTCACCTCTTTTAAGGTTTCACCTTGTAAAAGAGTATATAAAGCCTGCCCAGTCAAATCTGCTGTGATAGCATTTGTCTCGCCATACCAAAGTTTCTTGATATTCACAGCTGTGATTTTCTTTGATTCTGCCATATTATTTCACATTTAAAACTTCAAACAAAATTCTTACATTCACATAGTGACACTTTAAAGCAGTGTCCTCCTCCGTTCCAATTGATTCGATAGAATAATGATAGGTTGTACCGTCATAGCGTCCGGTCACTCCGTCAAACAATTCTTGCGCCTGTTTCTCCAGCTCGCTCAGACGTATTGTGTTAGCTTCACCTTCTTTCAAGTTAGGAACACAAAGATTCACCTCAACGAAGGATTTCTTCCAGTACGTCCCCGGCTGCTGTTTCTTGGCGTGAATGACAACCCTTTCGGACTTCATCGGTCCCGTCAGCTTCTTGCCATGAGGGACAACATCAATGCCGATAGGCTGGCAATCACGATAGAGTATGTTCGCTATGTCGGTGGTAACTATCATTTTATTTCCTCCTTTAATCGTTTCTCAGCATATAATGCCCCTCCACTTCTCACTCTGAAACCCTTGCTTTCCACATTGGACGCATAATGATACCCTTGGGGGCTTGCTGCATCATTGTACAATGTCAGACTACAATCGTCCTCAACATTGTGTTTATTTGACCTACGGAGTGTTTTTGTCCTGTCCTGATAAGAGCCATCCTTCACATCGTATTCATCAGCCTCATTGCCAACTTTATCTACGATGTCACGAATTTCACTTATTCCTTGCTCGAAAAAGCTATCCACGTCCGAAAAATCAAATTTTACAGCCATATCTCTGAGTAACCAAAATAGTTTGTATTCTTCACCATGTAAACCTTGCCAATTCCACGGATATTCTTACCGTCCATACATCTGACCTCATCACCAGCCTTCAGTGAGGTTTTCTTCTCACAGACTACGTGATAGTTCGGTCGGTATACCTTGCCATTCTCCGAAGTAAACTCCTTGGTTGAGTTATCGTCGCACCGGCACTTACATACGTCCTGCCAGCTTTCTCCACCGGTTCCGGGAATGGGCCGGCCGAACTCGTCTGTTTCCATCGGAGTAAAGACCTTAACCTGTAATGTATGTGGGGCAAATATCATAGGAATCTGACTTTAGGTTTATCTGACAGCGTGTCTTCAAGACCATACTTCTTGCACAAGAATGAGTAGTATTCCTTCAAGCCTTTGGTGTCCCAGGACATAGAGAAACCGTTCTCGCTGATGGAAGTAGCACGAAGTAGAAGAGAGGGGATAAACTTCGCCATAGACACCGAAACAAGTCCGATGTTTGACGGGCCCACCTCATCCTCTCCGCTTACTTCTGAAGACAAACTTATCTCCAAAAGGTCAGCCTCCGACAAGTTGATGCCGAAGGTCTGAAACTTCTGTGATATGTAGTCGTTTACTGTCATGTGTTCATGGTTGACAAATCAAAGTTCACAATCAGATTCGGGTTCGTAATCTGAGGAATCCACTCTGCAGTGTATTCCAAATAACGACCGTTCTTGTCCTTGTAACCGGAAATAAGCATATCACCGTCTGCCTGGGTGTAGTTACGTCCCGGTACGCCGTCCACTGCTTCGTACGGAGTGTGGAAACGCATATAACCGACCTTATCCTGCGGAAGCAAGGTGATACGGTCGTCTGCATAAATCTGCACGTTCTTCCCGGTCTGGTCTTTCACGTAATCTTCCTTGATTTCAATGGCCGGAAGCCCGATGCCAGTGAATACTTGGGAAGCCAGTTGAGATGTAATCAAACCAGTTGAAAGATACATCTCATTTCCTGTAAGCTGCATCTTGAACTTGTCACCAAACTCAGCCGACCCGATGATATTCTTCACGAAAGTTCCTCGTGACATAATCATCTTCTGGAAATTACCGTAGTCCGCTTTCAGTGCATTAATCTGCTGCTGCAAATAGGTGATGAAGTTCGTCTTCGCACCAGTATCAGGCTTGATGAACTTGAACGGCAATTCAATGTTGAGAAGGTCAACGCCTCCGGCATTGTCGTCCTTGTTCTTAACAGCTGCTTCTCCGGTCATCAGAAGTGAACCTACGATAATATCCATGCGCTTGTGAGCTGCCAAAAGTACCTGGCGGTAATCGTCATAGATGAAATTCACGATTTCCTGCATGGCTGCTACCTGGTCAGCAGGTTTAGCTGTGTTAAACTTGTCAATCAAGTCCTGAAGTTCGGACAGGCGGTCAATGGAAATCTGGTAAGCATCGCCAAGATAAGCGATTTCACCATATCCTGAACCGATATTCCGGCGTTCACGGATAGGCTTCTCGCCGTATCGTGAGTTAATAGAACCGGCCATCACTCCAGTAACCTGACCGATGTAGTCCTTGAATACACGGGTAGTCGTTCTACGGAAATCAAGATACTGCTGCCAGTAGATTGTATCCTTACGAGTCTGAAGGACGCGCTGGATAACGGCGTTTACGATATTGGGGTCATTAAACAGAGTATGAATAGTTAGCATCATGTTTTACCTCCTTTCTTTATTTGCTTGCAATTACACCTGCTGTTCTCAAAGATGCCAGAAGGGCATTCAATTTTGTATGTGCATCTTCCTGCCCAGTAGCATCATCTACTTTAACACCTTGCTTTACACCTCCGAGAGCAGAAGATGTTGCTGCAGACAAAGTGAATTTGTTGGCTTGGGATGCGATACCATCCAATTTAGCTTTGTCTTCTTTACTCATCAAGCCATCTTGACTGGAAGACGCTTTGGCAACTACAGCCTTTCCACTTTGAGTAACGTCAGGAGCGTTGAACTGGAAATGCGGCATGTTGGCCTTGTCAATGTCAGAGAAAGGCATAACCAATTTGGTAGGCTCAATCTCGAATGCTCGCATCAAAAGAGCAACTAATACAATTCCTTCTTCTACTTGTACTCTTCCGTACAAGGCTGAGTTAGCAATGACTTTCGGAGTTGTGCCGCTTACCGCTGTAGCTTCATAGAGTACAGTACCAGCTTCCAATGTTTCGCCAAAGTCGGCAGACAGCGTCAACTTATCGAAAGCTTTGTTTGATTTGTCAATACTATTGATGGTAGCTCCATGAGAACCATTACCTAGATGCATACCCACATAAGCCAAAGAGTTCTTGGCTACTTTGATAGACAAAGCCTCTCCACCAGTGGTATAGGCTTCCACAACTCTCACATTGATTACCGCATAAGCGAACTTGTTTTTCAAGTCCGCACAAATCGGTGTAAATCCGGGAAGAAAACTTCCCACTACCAGG